CTGTAGCCTGAGAAGGAAGATAATTATTTTGAATATCCCCTAATTGATTGATAAAATCATCCCAAGCTGATGAAATTCCTGCTTTGATTGAAGCATAGGGATCAGATGGTTGATTATCAGGAACTCCTGCGGCGTTTGTTCCACTTCCAGGCATACCTGCGGCTGGTGTTGGAGCTGGTGTTGGAGCTTGATATGTTAATCCTCCAGATTGTCCTGCTTGTTGTAAGTTTAATGTATTATCAGGAGTTGGAGTATCTGCATAAGCTGGTTTAATTAGTCCAAAGCCTGTAAATAGTTGATTTTGAATTTGACCACTTAATGAAGGAGCTTGATATGTTAATCCTCCAGATTGTCCTGCTTGTTGTAAGTTTAATGTATTTGCTTGTTGACTCATATGTTATAATATACTTATGAAATATTTACTTTTAATTCTACTTTTAATTCTAGTTATTATTAGCTTAAAACCTTCTTATACTACTTTAGATTTACATAAAGCTTTACAATCAGGTGGTCTAACCTTAGACCGTTAACTATTCACGACACCAAGTCGTTTCTCTGCCTTTTGAAAGTTGTATCCTTTATTTGCTCTTTTCTTGCCTTTAACAGCTAGTTTTTGAAATTTAGCTTTTCCGTATTTCTTTCTTCCTACTGCGGCTGCGATAGCTGCTCCTTTTGCTCCGCCTCCTGCGGCTGCGGAAACTTTAGCAAATCTACCTCCTCCACCTAACTTCATTGATTTTGCCATGTTATTTGCCTCCTTTCTTGTGTGATGCAATCCATTTAGCTAATCCTGGGGGAATCTTACCTTTGCGGGATTGCTTAATTGCATTTACCATTGCGGGAGAAACAGGTAACATAGGGCGTTGAGTTTTTTGAAGTGGTGGAGTAGATGCAATATTTTTAGGTTCAGGTGGCATTTGAAACCAACCACGACCATTATTTTTAGATTTACTCGGTGGATTCTGTGAGTTTTGATTCATAAATTTCTACAAAAAAAGACAACCCTAACAGGTTGCCTATCTAATACATTGTTAGTATCAGCTACTAAATAATATACTCTTTAAATTACTTTGTCAATACCTCTTTGAAAAAGTCTTTATATATATCTATATTCTTTTGAATTGTCCACTTGTTCACATCTTCAAAAGCCTTTTCTCCCATTGCTTTTCGTTTATCGGGATTCGTAATTAGGTACTTAATTGCTCTGTACCATTCTGTATCTTTAGAAGCGAGGATTCCATTAGTTCCGTCAACCACTTCCTCATATTGTCTTATTCTTTTCCAAACTCCTGGTTTCTTAGCACTAGAAGCTTCTAGCCATTTAATCTGACTCTTGCATTGATTATAAATATCTGAAACGAGTGGAACAACCATAATATCAGTTTCGTCCATATACATAGGAAATTTATCCTTATCGGCTATCCAATGATAAACGTCTTGATGACCAAATAAATTTTCGTATCTTGCTCCCCATTTCTTTCTAAAATCCTGTTTCCAAGCTCCGATTGTTCTAAATTTAGCATTAGGATATTCTTTCATTATTCTTTCCATTCCCCTAACAAATTCTGTTTCACTTAAATCTAACCAGTGAGTTGAACTTCCAAAATAAGTTAGCACTATCTCTCCGTCATTCTTAAAAGGACTTCTATGTTTATAAAGAGAAAGGTCAATGTAATTAGGAATAACCTTAATCTTATCTGCTGTTTTATTAGTATGATTCATAATAACGTGTTTTAAGTAGTCATTCGTACAGGTAATATAATCTACCTCGTTACAAATAAGGGTAAAGTTTCTTATCTTTTCTCCGCCTTTTGCCCATTGAGGATGGGCTGGATTGTCCGTATGAGTATCCCAAATATCATCATCTATATCCATAATTAGCTTAGTACCAAATTTTCTTGCAAAAGCTCCCATGTGAGCAAATCCCCACGGATCAGACATATAATTAAAGTAGATAATGTCATTATTTCTAGCTACATCTAAAAGATACTTAACGTCTGTAGTCTGTTCTTCCATATCATAGATAGTAGTCTTGAACCCTTTTTCCTTCCCTAAGTATTTCATGGGCTGAATGATACGAACCATATCAGCTCCATGAGTTCTGGTTTTCTCTTGGTGGGCAGGCAACGAAAATATTTTAATCATGTTGTGTATCGGTTATAAATTGGTCAAGCTTAAGGTCAAAAGTGCGTCTCAGGTCTTCGTAGTGTCTTCGGAAACCTTTTGTATCAAGTTCTGCTGAAGTACGGTAACCTATTCCATTCAATCCAGGCTCATAACTCTTAAATGTTTCTAAAGGTGTTCTTCCCCAATATTCAATATTCACTCCACATAAACGAGCTACTTCAAGCATGGCTGTAATTTCATCATAAACATACAAAGTTTGGCACTCGTTAAGTATCTCTGCTAATTTAGATTGGTCTTTTGCCATCTCTCTGGTAATCTCAATAGCATCTTCTGGGTGTTTCTTTAGGTTTGTATCTCTGAAGGCGTAAAAGGCTGTCTTAGTTCTCTTTTTACCAAAATCTCTAAATTCCATCATGTTTATAATAGGTAGGAATAGAATATGGTCATCAGGAAGTCCCCACTTATCATAAATCTTAGAAAAGCAATAAATTTCATCTGTTTTATCAAATTCTTTAGGTCCAAGAGTGAATTTACCAAACTGAGTATCAGTTCCAGCCCTTCCAGCCTCTTGTAAGACATACCTGACTACTTTTTTACCCATCATATCGTTTCCATGAAAGATTTCAGGATAAATAGCTATTGCATCTATATCAACAACTGAATTAAGGTAAGCTACCTGTCCTTTAGCCAATAAATGACCATAAAGTCCATAGAGAACTCTAATTCCCCCACTGGTTACATCAAACTGTGGACTTCTAATAAGATAGGGCTTCATTCTTGTTCCATCCTTTCTAACCAAAACTGATGTTTCATTTCTTCAAAACATTTAGAACATTTAATTAACTCTCCGTTTCTCCATAAACCAAATTGAGCATCGGGTTGACTAATTGAATAGTTTCTTCCGCAATCCATACATTTAAACTCAGGTTCTCCTATTTGTTTAAAACTCATAGTCCTACCACCTTTACTGATTGTCCATAATGATTTTTGAACCATTCTTCTTTTACTTCATCAGTCAAGGCCATGTTTGCTATGTCTAATTTCGGAAATACATTTCCTCTGGCGAAATGATAAGCAATTACCTGTTCTTTTCTACACATCGTTTTACCATCCTCAATATAGAACTCTGCTTCTCTGCCCAAAGACTTGCAACCATAATAATCTTTTTCTTTATCTAGGATTTTTAACTTGAATTTATTATTGTAAATAACTAAGTTCATTACATCATTCTCTTTTCTTAGATAATCCATAGCATCTTTATTGGCTTCTCTCCACTTCTTCCAGAAATCATGGGAAGTAGAAGCAACCATTCCCCCTTGTAAATACATTTCTTCGGTTATGTTAGCAAAAGAAGCGTTTTCATAATCATTAAGGTTCCAAGGACAAGCCACTTCATAATCTACCTTGTCAAAAACTTCTGTCATTCTACTTAGGAAGATGTGGTCAGCATCAGCGTTTACGATTAAATCGTACTTATCTTCTAAGAGTTCTGCAAAGAAAGGTTTCGCCATATACCAGTTAATTTTCTTTTCTGGAAAGAGTTTGTCTACTACATCCTGTCTGAAGACCACTAAATCAATATCGGGATGCCATCTCTTAAACGAGTTAATCATTATGGGAGTTCCTTCTCCATAATATAATCTATCTTCTACGGCTGTAAAACAAACCTTCTTCATAAACTTAGAATATGTACAACTGCTTCCGCAACTGCACCATCTCCACCTTTCTTTTTAGTTACATAATCTGCTTTGTTTTTAGTGAACTTAAAAGCATTAGCAGGTGCAATACTGTAACCAACTTTCTCAAAGACTAAATAATCAAAGATTCCATCTCCGATATAGATTGTCTCTTTTAGATTAAAACGCTTCTCAAGCCATTGTAGACGCTTAGATGTACTAACCAAAGCAAGTTTTAATCCCATATCATCTATCCTTTTCTTGGTAATTTTATAACCTCTTTTATCTCCTGTAATAATAAGGATATTTATTCTGTCCTTGATTAAATTAAGTGCATCTGCATCATCAGCACCGAATTTCTTCATTACCTTACCATCAGTTGAATAGTACATTCCTCCATCTGTTAAAACTCCATCTACATCAATAATTAAATTCTTATAGCTTCCCATAATTTATACTTACCAAAATAATAAAGGAATAAGTCAAAAGGATGTTGGTGTAAAGGAGACATATTCAACCAAATGAGTGCAGTAAGAATATTTAATTCTCTATCAGGTTTTAATACATTCTGACATTCAACTAATCTATTAGAACGTAAAATATCTACAAAGACTTCATTCTTATTAATTTTAACCGTAAATAATCCTTTATTAACAACATTATGATTTATAGTAAGATTATGATTAAGTTTTGCTAGATCATAATACATATCTCCAACCTCTAAATCACCTGCGAAGTTCTGTCTCCAATCAAGAAGTGTATATCCCTTCTTTGTTTTGATTACATTATCTAAAATTAAATCTCCATGAAATCTACTTGCAAACCCATCGTAAACATCACATAAATCTTTTAACATAAAAGAAATCGTTGGAACTTTAATTCCATTAATAACGTCTTCTTTATCTATAAGGTTGTGAGAATTAAGGAATGTAATTACTCTTTCAAGAGTTTTATCTAAATAGAATTTTTGACATTCTTCCCATATGGGTTTATTATCAACAGTCCAAAATTTGGTTTCTAACCAATCAAGGAACTTCTTAAACTCTTTAGGAGTACAAATATCTGCTAAGAGTTCTCCTTTAACATACTTATACTTAAAGAAATTATTGGAACTAGCAATTACTTCAGGAACAAAACCTTTTAAGTAATTTGCTCTTACTACTTTTTCCCATACTGTTCTTTCATCAGAAAAGAACTTAATAACATAACCATTAATAAAGAACGTAGACTCACCTGTCTTATCCATAACTCTATTCAAATCGTTGAACTTCTCCCAAGTCTCATAAAGGGATTGAACATTACCCGTATCACTCCATTCTTTAAATTCAACTACTTTAAAGTTCATCTTCTCAATTACCGATACATCCGTTTCTCCACCTTTTTTAGCTTCTTTCCAGAAAGTCTTGTAATCGTGAACTCCTACAAGTCCAATATGTAAAAAGTCGGGTTTAATCATTCCTTTATCGTAGAATTTAACAATCTCCCTATCCATTACGTCAAAAGAACGATATAAAGCTCCATTAGTACCTTTGAACCCACCATTCCAATTAACTGAAGGACAAGGTATCTTTTCATAGACTAAAGTATCTGAAGCATGGAAAATAAACGGACATTGAAGATATCTCTTGGCTTTTAACATCGAATGAAGTAAACTACTACCTTTACCCTCATAATTGTCTATATTAACAAAAGTAAACTTTCTATCAGGATAAGCTATCTCTAAGAATTGTCTGACGTGATCCCCAAAATACCCTAAAGTAACCACAAACTCTGTCGTTTTAGGATAACTCTCAACGATATAAGAGATGACTGGCTTATCTTTGATTCTGATAAGAGCCTTATTCGTAAACTTAGTGAACTCACCCAAACGTGATCCTAAACCTGAAGTTGTTATTAAAACTTTAAATTTCATGGAATCTCCTTATATTTTCTTTTAAATCACCCTCAAAGATAACTCTACCAACTACTAAAATACTTGCTCCTGCTTCTTTTAATAAAGGGGCTGTTTCTAAAGTTACTCCACCGTCAACCATAATCGGTTTATCTCCCTTATAATCTCTTATTCTCTGGTAAGTGTCTGGTAGAATAGGTTGACCTGAAGTTCCAGGTACTATTCCCATAATTAGTTCTATACTGTCATCTTGTTGGAATATCTCTTGATGTTTGCTTACCATTAGGTGAACAAATACAGGTAACTCGGTTGTTTCTTTGACTATCTTTAGAATCTCTGGTGGTAAACCAAAACGAGGTACAGCTACCCCATCCATTACGTCAAAGTGAATCCCGTCTATCCCTGCTTCTTCCAAATCCTTTATTTGTTGCCTAATGTTACCTAAATCTCCAGCGATTAAAGATGCGTAAAGTTTCATTCTAAATCTGTGTGCCTTTCTGACATACTGTCGTTTGTTTCACTTAATAAATCCATCAACTCCAAAACCATAGCATCAAAGAAAATCTGAGTGGATTGTTCCATAAGAGTTTTCATAGGCTGTTTTGAATCCTCTACGTTTAATTCTACGATTACTTTAGCTAACTTCCCTATTCTTGAGTTAGGATTAGTTGTGATAAGACAAAGTTTCTTAGCTTTTTTAGCTAAATCATAGATAGTCTGAGTCTCTCCTGAACCTGAAGCAATAATCATTAAATCTGCTTTACTTACATTTGAATCTCCTAAGAAAGAAGCATTAAGACCGAGATGATTAAGTCGCATAGAAAATCCCTTACAGGTAAGTCCCATCCTGCCAGCACCAACAACAACGATGTTATCTGCTCTTATAATCTCATTCATAAAAGCTAACCATTGATATTTATCAGCCGTTTTAAAGACCTGATTTATCTCTTTAAGAATTTGTTTAACTCTCATATTAACGAAAGAAAAGTACTATTTTCGCACTTGAATCGTATTGTCTTGCCTTATAACCCATCAAGATTAAATAATCTACTAATTCTCTCCATGTCGGATAGTGAAATTCAACTTCTAAAGCATCTACCTTATCTGCAATCTTTTTGAATCCATCACTTCTAAGAATAAGGTCTTCTGCACCTTCTGGGTCAAACTTCATAAAATCAACATGTTTTATCTTGTTTTCTTCAAAGAAATGGTCTATTGATTGTGTTTTAACTTTAAGTACTTCTTCATTATACCAACCCTGAGACACTTGTTGTCCTTGAATTAACTGATTGGTAGTCCTATTTTTTGGACTTTGATGAAATTCCATTTCTCCATCTTTATCTGCTAATGCTAGATTAAATACTTCAACTTTATCCCAATTATTAAACTCTTTGTTCTTACTTAAAGCTGCAAAGTGTTCTGGACTTGGTTCAATAGCATAAATCTTCTTAGCATATGGCAAGAAATGATGTACTGTGATACCGATATTGCTTCCAACATCAATAATAGTCATATCTTTCTTTTGATTCAAAATATCCAAGTAAACTCCTTCATTCCAAATCTCATTGTAAATTGCTGGAATATATAGAGAATCAAATGGAATTTCATTTCCACTTTGGTCAACTGTTGGATAAAAAATACCTCCTAATTTAGTTTTGTTCATTTGCCTCCTTTCCTTGTAAACTTTCAAGATATTTAGCTGCTTCTTTATCTGTAATTCTATCAAATCTAATCTTTCCTAGACAATCTTTCCATTCATCTCCTGCTGCATGGAAGATACAAAGTTTCTTTTCATTAATCCATAATTCTTCGTCTTTTAAAGACATTTCTTTATAAGTGTCCATTTTAGATATTCCATAAACCCTGTCTTCAAATTCTAACAACTTTATGTTTGCTTTAGAATCATGATAAACTTTATTTAAAGAGTTATTGAAATTTAAAACATCCCAAGCAGCACCATGAAATCTATCATCAAATCTTTTTAATTCATCAATCCATTCCTGCCATGTATCTTTATTGACTCCAACTACCATTCCTGCGTTTGCATAGTGTAAGTCTTTATTTGCTATTTCAAGATAAGGCCAGTTGTTATGAGGAACTCCCATATCAAAATCTCCAAATAAATCTGGGCAGGGAGCACACATAATTGAATCTGCATCAATCCAGATTATCCTGTCATATTTTTCAAGTAATTCTTTACCTTTATTTACTACGAATTGATTAAAAGCTTGTAAATCAAAAGTATCTCCATGATAAGCATGAGGAGAAGGTTCTTTAGAAAGTTCCCATTTAAACTCAAGTACAGGAATATCAGGGTAGAATTTTTTAATAGAATTTACTAATCCCTTACCTACCTCTTCAAATGTCGGACTATATGCTGTGTAAAAACAAGTCATCTTTTAAGTGAAACAAATTCTGGGAATTTCCTTTTAACCATCTTTGCAACATAATCTTTACTTAATTCTTCTGGATAATCTTGAATAATATCTAAAGTAGATAGTATTCGTTGAAAATCTGTAGCATCGTGAGAAAATCCATCTACTTCATAATCATTATCTCTACCACTACCACAAAGTTTAATTGGTAAATTCTCATGAGAAATATATGTTCGTAATGTTTCAAATCCTCTTAAAAAGAATGGGGTTATTGTATATACAAAAGGAATTTGTTCTGCATAAGACAGACCTACTGCTAAATCTAACATTGTCTGCTCCGAAGCACCACAATTTAAAAATCTATTTGGAAAATCTTTTCTTATCTTATCAAATCCACCATATCCTAAGTCTCCTGTCAATGCCCAAACATTAGAATTATTCTTCATTACTTCGTAAAGTTGTTTAAAAAATTCTTTTCTCATTTCATTAACTCCTCAAACTCTTTTGCATTTAATACTTTATAATGAGCTTCTAAACCTTGTAAAAAATCAGGATAAGCAAACATATTAGTTCTTATGAATAAACAGGGATAAAATAATCTTAATCTTAACTCCAACAAATCAACTTCTGTTTTATCATAGGCACTATAACCATTAGCATTAATAGCTACTCTTAAATTTTCAAGTCTTTGGTCTCCTGCAATACGAAGTGCTTCCCAATTACTTCCTTCTGCCATTGCTCCATCACTTGTTAATACAAATACATTTCTTTTTCTATTTGCAAGTGCCATTCCAACTCCAATACCTATTCCATGACCTAAAGAACCTGCTGAAGCATAGATTCCATCTTCTAAATCTCTATTAGGATGTACTCCATGCTTTTGAAATAACTTCTCTGCATCTTTGAAGTAGAGTTTCTCAAGAACAACATATAAAGCTAATCCAGCATGACCATTATCTAAAATAAAGGGTTCGTTCTCCTTTTTAATTTTGTAGGTCTTATCAATTATTCCTATAGCTGTTAAACAACTGGATAGATGTGAAAGTCCGTGTTTATAACTTAACTGAATAATTCTCTGTTCAAGCTTATTTAACAATTTCCTCCAATCCTTGTCTTAAATTATACTTAGGCATCCAACCATATCCTCTTGCTTTATAGTTGTTTGAGAACCAATCTTGAGTATCATAAACTCTCATTGAATCAACCAGATTAATTTTTGCTTTCTTTCCAGTAATATCTTCAATTAAATCTAATACTTCTTGATTAGAGTAACTCTTGCCATATCCGAGTTGATAAATCCCTCTTGCACCGTGTTCACTAAGTGAAAGAATACCATCTACAACATCATCTATAAAAATGTAATCGTGGCTAGGAGATGGCACAAAATTCATTTGTTCTCCATCTAAAGACCGAAGTATCGTTGGAATAAGATGGGCAGGATTATCTCCAGGACCGTAGATTGTAAAAGGTCTAACTATGCAAACTGGTAAGTCATTCTTTTCCATAAAAGCCAATAGGATTTCCTCTGCGGCTCTCTTACACCTTGAATAAGTTGTTTGAGTACGAAGTCCTACTGAGGAAGTTGAGATAAAGACAAAAGATTTGAATTTGAAGTGTTTGATTTGCTTTAAGATTGATAAGAGGTCTTCTATATTAGCTTTATAGATTAAGTCTTCTTCTTGTTGAGAGTTTAGGTTTCCATAGCTACTACAGAAGAAAAATCTGTCAAAAGGTTTTAATTTAGTAGTTTGTATTTTATCGTGGGGGATAGAAATAAAATCCTCTAATTTAGAAGTTAAATGCGTTCCTAAAAATCCTTTGCTCCCAGTAACGTAAATCATCCTAGTAACCTAATAAAAGTATAAAGGATTTATTTATTCTTGTCAAACTACATCTGTCTGTAAGCTAAGAAGATTAAGTGACTTTAATTCTAGTTCCTGCAAGTGTTCGTGCTATTGGTATAAGTGTCCTAACTCCTGCTAGGGTACGGGCTGTGAATTGAGAGGGGACATTACTTGAGTAACTAGGACTTCCTGTTAAGGTTAAATTGTTAGAACCTACACTATCGTTAGGAGTGTTATTAAAAGTCCATTTACTAACTAGACCTGTGGCGGAGTAAATACCTTGATAATAAATGTTTTGAATAATTGACAAACCATTATCTCCTGGCATTCCTCCTACTCCGAAGTCATAGATTGCTACATCTTTTATATTACCTAGTGTCTTTACCGTTCCGTCATTTCTTGCACCTATTCTAAAAACTCCAGTTGAGGATATAGAACCCGATATAGAAGCAAAGGTTTCACTTCCCAAATCATTACCATCTATGTATAAATGAACTAACCCTGCTCCTCCTCTTTTGCCACTTATACCTATATGATGCCATTGACCATTATCTAATTTATACTTATTCACCGTAGGGGTAGAGTCAAAACTTGCAGTTGTAGATGTTCCATTACTTATCCTAAAATTAAGAGGATGTCCTGCGTGGTCGCCTCTGTAAAGTAAATCCCAACCAGTATTAGCAGCAGTGACATATCCTGAGCCGTTATTCTTGTTCATTATGTCTTGCAGAGTAGAACCATTTTGTATCTTTAGCCATGATACCTCCTTAAATTTCGTCTAGTTTGTTCATTTTTCATCAAAAACTCTACATAATGAGCTAAAGTTTCTATTTTAATAATTACTCTTTCTTCTTTATCAATATTATTAAATTTCTCCATTTTTTTTATCATGTCCTTAATCGCCTGAACCGAATTTGCTATTTCTCCACCTTGAATCTTGTTATCAATGTAATTTTCAATTAAAAACACTTCTTTTTCAAATCCACCAACAGGGTCTTGCCACCTATCTCCTAATTTAAAGTAATCTACGGTATAAGGGTGATTATATTGATTTTTATAATCTGTATAGGGAACTTCAACTGCATCAACAGAAACCTCATTACCTCTTGACGGAGTTTCAATCTTTCCATTATTTTCTATTGGTTCTTCACTTGGTGCGACTGGTATTCTACTCATATACCCCTTCCTCCCGTTTCATCTTTTCTAATTCTTCTAATTCTTTCTCCTACATAATTCACATGATCTCTATCGCCATTTCGGATTGCCTGAATCATTTCTTCTCTGGCCTGTCTAACCTGTTCAGATTCTCCTCTAATTTTGTTTTCAAGATCGTTCAATCGTTCTCTACGAACATAATTAGCACCCTTTTTTAATTCTTCTAATTCTTCTAAGTCAGATTGTCTTCCTCTATCCATAATTTCCTTTCTTGTTAATCCCGCCTGATTAGGTCAAGCGGGAATTAACACTCTACTACACTACTGCGAACCTAGCTGCGATAACCCATTTCGGGTTAAGCAACTTTGTAGCGTAAGAACCTGACCATGAAATAAACGAGATTCTTCCTGCTGGAGACGATGAGTCAACTGCATTTGGAATAATCGTTAATTTTGGTTGGTCGCCCTCCAAGTCATAGACTCCGAAGGCATCTTGACCGTGAACATAAGTGAAATGACGTGTAACACCTGAAGACGCTGTTGAAGTCGCTTCAATGCCACAGTTATCATCTAAGTTCAAAAGCCATCTGACTTGGTATAATTCTCCGATTTCTCCTGCGTACAATTTCTGTACATCAGAATACGTCTTTGCATTAACCCAAGTTGAATCTCCCAAGAGGTTATATTTAGAATAGGAATCAACCTTTCCTAAATAGAATCCATCTTGGAATGGATGTGCTTTGTTGTATTCAAGAGCTTGTACCATGATTCTAATATCACAAGCATCCATTGTATCACCTGCTGTGAAAGTTGCTGTGGTATGAGAATTTCCATAGTACGAAGTTCCATTATCCAACTCAAGTCTAACCAATCTATTCAAGGTTTCTCCCATGTTTTGTCCTACAAGAGCTGCTTTTTCTTTCATTCCAGAATCGATTGACGTTAAAGTCAAAAGTTTTCCGTGAGTGGTCGTTAAACCGTACTCAGAAAGAGTCATAGTAACTGTTGATGGATTAATTGCACAGGTCGCTGGGTTAGAAGCCTCACCGATGGGTGAAGTAATAACCGTAAGCGGGTCATACCTTGTAAAGTTGACCGATCTACCTTGATTCATTGGTGTCGTTCTATTTTGACCCCCTTCCTTTAGCACCAATTCATAAGTAGCCCTTGTTAAAAAGACTTTCTCATAATATGTTGCTACTTCTTGTGGAAGTGAGCCAGTTGTATTGACATTTGTAACGCTGTCAATATTTGCACCTACTACTGCCATTATAAATCACCCGCCTTTCTGCCAAGATTAAGTTTGAACAACACCTAATTTCTGTTCAAGCTCTGCTACTGTTAATTCAGAAGCAGGTTTCTCTGGTTGACGTACAGAAGTTGGTCTGAGAGCAGTTTCCGATACTTGCTTAGCAATATTCTCGGTAGTCTTGCCAACCTCTTGGGTTACTGCCCCTAAATAGGGTTTCATCAGCTTATCAACAAACTGAGTGACATTAGCTTTATACGGATTTACACGAATGTAATGTTCCGTAGCTTCAGTAATCGAATCAGAAAGCTCTTGATTGAAAGATTCAGGTTTTTCTGGATCAAGTTGCGGATATTTTCTGACTGCATCTAAAGATTCATTCCTGATTCTATTAGAGGCATTATTCTGAGCAATCTTTATGTCTACTGCGGCATTTGCAACCTTCGTCACATCTGCTGCATAACTCTCAGGCGTAATCTGTTGTCCTTCCTGATACGGAAACTGTGTTGACTCTTGCTGAGTCGGTAAGCCTATCGGATCTGTGATTTCCGCTAATCTATCGGATAAAGATTTCGCTTTTTCTTCCGCTTGAACTGCTCTTTCCTCTGCCGCTTTGGCTTTGGTATTCAGTTCCTTAATCCTTGAACTTGCACCTTTCTTGCTCTCTGCTGTTTCGGTTTCATCAGGTTTGGTTTCTGCTGCCGCTTCTTCCTTAACCTCTGGAACCTCCTCAGTTGTTTGTTCAACAGTAGGCGATTCTGTCGGAGTGTTTTCTTCACTCGCTTCTTCAGCTTTAGAGTTTATTTGTTGCTCCTCAGCCGCCAAATTATCATCTTTCATATTTCACCTCCTTCCTGTGAATCATTAATTTTATTTAAGGTGGTTTAACGAGCTTCCACCCTAGCCTTAAGGGCTAGGAACTGACTTAGGTCAAGTCCTAACCTTTAATAAAGGGAATCCGTCTTCCCCAATTCCTGTCATAAGGTAATCCATACCGATATAGGTTGCATGTTCGAGTTCACAACTTTTACAGATGATATACGGACCTTGTTGTCTCCACTGGTGCGAACCCTTCGGGACAAACTGGAAGTCTGGCTTGTTAAAGTCCAAGATTTCTTCGGCTGGTTTGTCATTCGGACTATCGTTTTCATTTTGTTTCTCCTCCATTTTCCATGGCCTCCTTACTATCTTCTACATGATTTATAATTCCTTTTAGTGTCGCCTTAACTAAACTCAAGACAACTGTATTCTTTCCTATTTCTTCCATTGACAAGGCAGACATCGCCTGTTCATTTGTCTGTTCTAGTTGAGTAATCGAATCCAAGAGATAACCTTTTAAAACTTGCCAGAATTTATTACTTGAACCAGTCGCTAATATCTTTTCATCCTCAGTAATAGTAGCAACATCTTCAACCTTTACAGGCGGTGTTGGTTTAATAAATGATGGTCTTAGTGCTTCGTCTTTCATTGTACAAATCCATTATTACCTATTGGTGATTGTCCCATTGGATTTTGTTCTGGTGGTTGAGACGGAGGCGGTTGTCCACCTGGAGCAGCCATTCCTCCTGGTTGTGTACCATTTGGCATTGGTGGGGTTTGATTTGGGTTAGCATTCATTGCTGAGATTGCTGATTGAAATTGAGCAGCGTGTTGAGCAAGTATCTGTTTAGCCTGTTCTTGTGGGCCAATCTCTGTTAGAATTTTATCCCAATCCTGTATTCCTGAATTAGAGATTATTCTTTTTAGAAGTTCTCCGAAATTAAACTGATAACCGTCTTGTTTTAATTGTTCAACTAACATATTTCCATTCGGAGTCTGAGCTTGTTGGAATAGAGTCAAAAGATTTCCCATATTCTGTTGCTGTTGCTGTTGGTCAACCATATAAGTTGAACCAGGAATAATTTCATAATCATAAAGCATATCTCCAGAAGTTTTTTTAATAGCAAGTTTTCCCGTACTTGCATTATACATATCTTTAATGTCTGGATAAGATTTTGCTAAATCATCTATCTCATCTTGAAATAATCTAAGGGTAATTGCTGCTGTTTGCTTTTTGGCGATTAGATTACAGAACTTTTTCATAACTGAAGTAATATATTGTTCCATATAAAATCGGTCTGCGTTGTCCCTGGTGTTTTCACGTTGGGCTTGTGCTTTAATTGCCTCTGGTGTCTTTCCGAAACCTGGGTCAGTAGCAACAGTAGTTTGAGTTTCAGTTGTTCCAAACAAATTCATAATTGAAGCGGTTGCAACCTGATAGACATTATTAAAAGTATTGATTCCCTGTGGAGAAAGATTAAGTGGCATTGCCGCATTAGAGATTTGATTTCTAACCAACCATTTAGCTGCTGCTGTCTGAGTAATAGAACTCATTGAAGCAATATTATCTTTATTGATAAGAATAGGCGGGAAGATAGACATCTTAACTGCGTCCAAGTAAAGATTCCATGCGGAGTTAATCGCCATCTGCATTGATGCTCCTCTTTCAAAATCACTCATTCCCATAATGTCATCAAGTAAGGGAATGGCATATTTACATTTGACTGGAAGGTCTCCGTCATCTTGAGGGTTATCTCTTTCCCTGAAAGTCATGTCCGCATCGGTACAATAATCAGTCCATTCATCTCTTTCATACATTGAAAGGACTTCGTAGTATCCTGCACCTTTAGCGGGTTCAGTTGTGGGATATTGTTGAAATTCTCTTTGTGTTTTAGCGGTTGATGGATTTCTTGATTGCTTACTACCTGGTAAAGTTTTTAGTTTGGTAATTAAAGCATCCATATTAATATAATCTTTTTCCTTTGCCCGTTGTTCAAAGAATGAAATAGGTCTCCATGACCTGATAACTACTTTGTCACTATCATCTAAACTAACTGCACCAACTTGAGGAAAGACATCTCTTATATTAAGAAGCCAAATGTCTGGCCCGACATATCCACTCGGTTTAATATCCCAATCAATAAGTGAAAACATATTCCCATAAATATTGGAATATAAATCCATCATTCGCATCTTAGTAAGGAAATCAAATTGAGCGGTGGAATTAGGAATAACATATTTCTCTAAGATAAGATTCTTTAGAAGTGCATCTCCCATATCGTTCTTACTCATTCCTCGCACTTTACCCGATTGAAGTTGTGCCATAACTCTATAACTTCTCTCAATCGCTAGGGTAGATAGTTTAGGATCAAAGACTTGAGATTTAGTTTCCGTAGATATGGAATCATTTAATTGATTGAACGCCAACTGTTCTGCTCTATCCCAAGTAAGTCTTTTAGTACGAAGATAATCTTCGGATGTTTGTCTGAAGCCTTTAATTTCTTTGGCGGACTCTACTGACTTAATCATAAAAAAAACACTCTTACGAGTGCTTCGTTCCACTTCGTCTGGTGGATATTTAGCAATCCAATACTATCACTTGCTAATCCTCTTTGTCAACTAGTTGATACTTCTTACGAATATTTTTGACGATATTAATTGTTTCTATTTGAACAACTCCATCTTTAATCATTACGTTCACTGTTATCTGACCGAATGGTGTTTTGTTTATTTCCGATGTCAACAGAACGTGCAAGAGTAAGTTCTTCAACAACAACTTCCGTAAGTTTGAGATAGTCTCTTGCGTCTGTGACATATACTAAATTAAAATCTACTATATTCCCATTATTAATTCTTAGGATGAAAGTAAACAATCCATTCTTTTGTTTTTGGATTGCTTCTTCAATATCCAAATGTGCTTGTGCATTGTGTTCAGAAATCTCCAAAGCATATTGCACTTAATAGAAACCTCCTTTAAACATCGCTTGGTCATCGGGTAAATCTAATTCCGAATCATCAGTTCTCCGTAATGCTTCAAATCCATAACGGATGGCATCCATTGAATGATTAAAAATAGGCGAAGGTTCATTGGTTATCTTTCCATCTCTATCGGTCTCCCATAAATAGTTTCTGTATTCTTTGATTAGGTTTGTACTACGTTTAGTAACTGAGATTCTTTGGTCTTGGACAAATTGAATCCCTTGGGTAATTGAATCCTTTCCTTTAGTAACTGGCATTACATTCACTCCATAACCCCGTATCTCATCTATGCTCTTTGGTTCTGCACTATCGGCAATAACCATTACCGAAGGATAATCTAAATTCGTGATGAAATCTGCTATCTGTTTGTTACTCATTCCTTTCTGATAAAGTCTTTCCTCCAAGATATATCCTCCATTATAATAATAAATATCTACCAATGCCGATGGATCATTGCTATAACCGAAGTCCAATCCCCTTCTTTCCAATCGGGCTTCATGGGGAATCTCATCAATGAATTGCCAGTCCTTATAAACCTTTCCTTCCGAATCACCAAGTTCTCCTAATCCATAAACTTTCCACCAGTTCTTATTGTGCATCCTTGATTCAATGGCTTGGACAATTCCTTTATCAAGAGCTTCATTGTCCTTGTAGGTGAGAGTGATGAAGTCAGTATCTGGTTTACCTTTGACTTGTTCATAGAACCAATACTCACTGACTGGGTTCCAGTCCATCCAGATTATCTTCTTAGTACGGACTTCAAGTTGAGTAAAGATTTCATAGGTAATATTATTGGCTTCGTTTATAAATAAGATGTCTCTACGTGGTCCTCTAACCTTACCTGGCTGATCTACGGAAAAGAACTCTACTTTGGTTCCTGTAGGAAAAGAATAAATACAATCGGTACGGTTATAGTTTTCTTCCTGCCAGTAACCATGTTCCTCCATTATGTTCTGAAAGTCTCTGATTACTCCTCTTTTTAAATGAGGAAAAGATTCACTTACACAAGAGATAACTTCTCCTGCATACTTGGGAAGTAATGCTCTTTGAATTATCCAGAGAAGAATTGAGATAGTCTTACTTGCTCCTGTTCCTCCTCCTACACATCTAACACGTTTCTTTAATTGAAAGATTTTATCAGTTGCTGTAGTCTTAATGAAACTCATACTTTATGGGCTTTTAGAAACTCTTTGGCGTTAGGAGAGTTTGGTTTAAATCCACTAGGACAGTTCTTACCGTCACAACCATCACACTTAGCATAAAGGTCTTGCCATGTCTTTTCTAAGATAACTTCTTCTACTTGAGGATTGAGTGGACCACTTCTACGATTATATTTTAATTTGCAAGCTCCGCTACAATATTTTGCTGTAGCTCTTATTCCTTGAAAGTCTTTCCCGCAGTTAATACATATCACCAATTTAGCGTATCATGTTAGCGTATCAAAGTCAATAGCGTATCAAAAGGCCTGTAGCTACTTTTTTAAAATTTGACTTCTGACTTTAGGCTGACAAAGAGGGCGATAGTTGCATGGTGGCTTGTTCCCCCCATGTATATTTTAAGCCAACCTCTGAAACCTCTTTTGAGCTGTTTTGTTGTATTATAGGTCTTATTGTAGCTTTGAATATAGAGTATGTGCCTATTCTATGTCGTATAATAAAAGATGTGCGACACAGTACGCTTAATCATGCCTACGCCATATGGCCTAGAGAACAATGACAAACGTAGATTAAGTGTTTTTATTTTATATTCTTACGTTGTTTAACTCTATATATGGTACTAACTTGAAGTATTACCATTCTTTTATTCAGGGTCTAGCTGTCCAAGTATTGGTTTTATATTAACTTGGATTAAAGTAGATGGTTCGTTTTCTTTCATTCCGTGTAAAGCTTTAAGTAAAAATACTGCCATTCCTGCATTAACTTCTCTTCCTCCATAAAGTCCAGCGTTCATTAAATCCTCCTGTTGTCTATCTGCTATCTTTTTTATAGTGTCAGATAACTCTGGATAAATCTTAACCCATTGATAAATAGTTTCCCTTGATATGTTTAAATAATTACTAAGTCCTGCAACACTAGGTAACTTCATTTGTTCCTGTCCGCAAGTTTTAAGATATTCTTCTATTTTAGGATTTATAACTTCTGGTAAGTATTTTGTCTTAGGTCCTTCTTTTAATAGTTGATTAGGTTCTTTTCTCTTAGTCACATAATAATTATATCACATTAAGCAAATTCTTATGTCGCACAATTTTTTAGGCTCATATTGGTATCATATTGCCTATTGACATCTTGCTTATATGGTGATATTATGTTGTTGTACCTTAACAATAAATCAATTACTTATTCGACTAACAACTGCACAACGGTTGCGAATAAATAAAAGACTTTAATAGATTGATAACCCTATACTAGCTATAAACTAGGGATTGGGGGTGAATAATTATGATACTTAGACAAACATTTACTCAACCAATAAATGGTTATTGGGACGGAGGAGAAAAAAGAGTTTTTGACTGGTCTATTGATACACTTCCTACAACTTTGGGATATCTTAACAAAGAATACTCAAGAATTGGAAGTTGGGAAGCAAATCACTTTTTTACAATAAAAACAGGTAAAAGTGAATTACAAACTCTAGCAAACGCTAAAAGACACTTGCGAAAGACCACAAAAGTTGAAAGCACTTTTGAATATGTAGCTTAACGCTACTACAAGCTTTATAGCTTGTATAGGTTATCAATTTAGTATTATCTTATAAGTCAATTATAAAAGGAGGTGTTAAATTATGTATAAAATATATAGATTTTACTTTAAGGGAGGCAAGAAACTCATAAGAAGAGTATCAAGCCTTGAAATAGCCCAATTACATTGTAATGACCCAAGAACAAGAAAAGAAGGAAAATGGTTTGACGGGTATCAAAAAGCCTAAAAACCATACAAGTCTTAATTGACTTGTAAGATAGATACTAAAAAGGATATGAAAATATATTACATAAGGAATTGGGCACTATTATTAAGCATAGGAGCTATAATACAATGGATTATAAATACCTATTGACAATATACAAGCAGTATGATAGAATATATTTACTTTAAAGATATAAAATCAAGTTGACCGATAATAAAATAATTTCTTCAACTTTGAGAATACTTTAAAGCTACGCCTAAAGCATACGCAATACAAGGTTCGGTAGTTGAACCAAAAAGCTACCAAAATAATTATGAGAAATGATATAGAATTTTTACGCTGGACAGCATTTAAAAGATTAAGCCTTTTGTTTATCATGCATTATAGATATGAAAAAGTTAAGGTTTGGAAACGAATACGCAAAGATATGAAAACCGCCAGAAAAGAAAATCAGGAAGCGGATTTATTTATAAAGGACTATATAAATCAAGCAAGCAAAAGTATTGAGATACCTTTTTAATGAAAGACTTAAAAGAAAACGAATTTAATGTCAACGAGGGAGATAAATGCCCTGAATGTGGTGGTGTAATGTTAGTAAGTTATACAGGAGAAGAAACAAACTACTCTAAAACATATACTTGTGTTAAATGTGGGTTAACTGAGTCAGAATAATTCCCGAGTAATTCCCGAATGCCGAATTTCGCAACGCCTTCTTCCCCCTTATAACCCCCTTCTAAGGACTGGGGACTTTCCTAGCTTTGCTTACCCGCCTGCGGGTGAAGTATCTTAATAGTTGCTTAGGCTAACCACTCCTTTTATTAGAAGAAGTGTAGTCTAGTGATTTAAGATAAACAATGATTTTATTCACTTTCTCATTTAGAAGTATTACTTGGTTAAGAAGCTCTATTATTATTTGCTTATTTTCGTTAGATTTTTTCATAAAAAAACAGTTTCTAAATCTGCAAGGCGATTAAACCTTTTCGCAAGTATTACCTTGCAGACCTAAAAACTGTTAAAAGTTTAATCTATCCCCCTTGCGTAGGGATGCTGGACTAGCCAGACGTATTGTTATTATAGCATATTTGTCAAGTAATGCAAGTATTAGTATTTGACAAAAGATGCTTGTATAGTGTATAATAAAAAATATGAGCAACAGAATGACAGTATCTAGCTTCGCAAGAATGGGTGGAAAAGCTCGTGATAAGGCACTTTCTCCAGAACGCAAGCACGAAATAGCAGTAAACGCTGGAAATGCTAACTTAATTAAATACGGTAAAGATTACTTCAAGAATATCCGCAAAGGTTTAAAAGTATCAGAGTTCCCTATTGACAACAGTTAGCAAGTATGATATACTACTTGGTATGACATTTAGAAAACAAACGGAAATTAAAAAACTAACTCCAAAGAAAAACCATCATTGGGTTATTAAATCAATGCTAACATTCCTTGTAACCTTTATATTAGCTTTCTTTCTTTATGGAGTGTTTCAATTCTTTACTACGTATGGCTTTAGAAGCCCTGTAATCATCCAGAACCCCATTTACAGACTAAATCCGAGTATTATCATCTCTCCATTAAATAAGACTAAAAAAACGTCAGCAGTATTTGATGTAGGAAAAATAGCGGATTATATCTATATGAAAGAAAGCTCAAGCGGGAAGAATGACAGTTGCAGGGATTTAGGTTTATATAATGGTTATGGATACAGACAAAACAGTTTTGAATGGATTTGCTATAACTCACACGAGGAAGCAAGACAGCACGTTATTGATTGGCTAACCCAAAACATTAAGAATGGTAATATCGAACAGGCACTTTGTAAATATAATATGGGAATAGATACACAGAATTGCAGTTATGCAATAAATTATCAATGAAATACTTAATATTATTCTTAAAATTATCAGCTATGCTAACAATTATTAGTATGCACTCAGCAACACTTAAAATATGATTAGAAAAGAATTAAAATATGTTTATTTTATCTACGAACCTGAAAAGAGGGAGCTTTATATTAGCAATCACAACTTACGAAGAACAGAGATGTTTTCTCTCGCAAGATTTATAATCAGAATAGCCCAGAAAGGTGGTGTAAAATGGAAGAAAAGAAAGTAATAGTTTTTACAGCATATAAAAGAATAGATTGGTTTGAAGTTTCACTTACAATTAGAGGAGATGTAATTTCAGATGTAATTAGTGATTTAAACAAAGCAATAGAAGCCATTAAGGAAAAAGGTGGTACTCCCGTTGCTAAATCCAGTTTCTCTAAGTTTCCACCTAAACCAGACGTTCCGACAAAACCATGTCCAGTCCATCCAGAAGCTCCGATGAAAGAAAGGCAAGGTAAGGATGGTAAACCGAATTATTGGTCTCATGCTAAGGGAATATATCCAGATTTAGTTTGGTGTAGTGGTAAAGGTTATTCAGATGAGTTATTAAAAGAAGTAGAAAAAAGTTTTGAGAAAGATTAGGCGGACTTTTAATGGCATTTGAATTAACCCTAGAGAAAATGAATGTTAAATTAATAAAGGCTGATGAGAATTATGCTTCAGCTCTAACTAAGTTAATGCCTTTAGAGATTAAATATCAATTAAGAGAAGACCAAATACTATTAGGTTCGGGATTTGGATCACAACCACAAAGAGAAGCAGATACCAGAGCTACAATAATGCAAGAACCTATTTATTTAGAGTATCAGACAGCTAAACTAGAAGCTAAAATAGCATATCAAAGACTTGACACTTGTAAAGTGATCTGTGCAAATATACGCAACTTAAGTTTTTACGAAAAATGAACCAAACAATTATTAAAACCAAATTACTGGATAATGATAAACACGTAGAAGTTAGGTCGTATCAGTTAAATAAAAAAGACCTAAGATTAATCTATTGTAAAGATAAAGATTATAATCATCACGATCACATAGGAGAAGATTACATGATTTTACCCTTGTCTAAACACTCTAAGGGAATTGTATTAAATACCCAAGTAAGTAAATTCTATCCTTATAAGAATTACTTAATTTATCGTTTTGTTTGGAAATCTAAAGGGAAAATAGAAAGTGAAGTATTAGTAGACAAAAAATGGGAATTTAAAGACGGCAAAGCTATAATGATATGAAAACTGTTACATTAAAAAGAGCAAAGAAAAGAGCTTATGAAGCATTTCAGAAATGGTATAGAAGGAAAGCTACTTATAAAAAAGGTTGGGTTAAATGTTATACCTGCGGAAAACCTACAGATTATGAGAATATACAAGTAGGACATTGGATGACAGGACATACAGCAACTAATTATATAAATATTGAATATGTACGACCTCAATGCTCAACTTGTAACATTGTTCGTAATGGAGAACAAGGATTATTTTGGGAAAAGATAGAAAAAGAAATAGGAACAGAAAGGTTTATGTATTTAAGACAGCATAGTAAAGATGTTCTTATTTTAACAGTACCAGATTATCTTGAACTAGAACGTATATATTTAAATAAGTTGAAAGGACTTATATGGGATTGAAAAAAGGAACTAAGGTAGGACCAGTCTTTTATATGAAAGCACATCCTTGTAAAATTTGTGGAAATAGTGCTTTAGGAAAAAGTAAATATTGTATTGATTGTAAAGTAGATAAAATGAAGGGTTTAATCCCTAAAGCAATTAACCCATAAGGAGAAATAAAATGACTTACATTAACGAAAAAATTAAAGAATTTGAGGAAAAAGTAAGACAGATTTGCACTTACTATTCCGAACTTGGAGAGGGAACAGCAGGTTATTCTTTAAGCGAAGAACAGTTTGAAAAGTTATTTAAGTTATTCTCTACTGCTTTATCAGAGGCTTATGAAAAGGGTTTTGAAGACGCAAGAAAAGAAACAAGGTTATTACAAAAAATTATAATTAGTGAATCTAAAAGGAAGCCCTAACTATTATGACACACAAAAAGATTACAGGATTAAACATAATCAGAGACTTAGGAGATGGTGTATTTTTCAGGATTAAGTCAATAGAAACGTGGCAGGAGAAAAACTATTTTAGTCAATTAAAGAAGCCTACCCCTGACCTAGTAGAAGGAGGGGGAAAGTGAAAATAGATTTAATTAAACTAAAAATTGGAATGTGGATAGCATTTAGTCCACATAATAAAACAGCAACTGAAGTAATGCACGAAATAAATAGTAAGGTTGAAAATACTAGACGAACAAAAAATGTGGAAAAGTGTAGAAAATCTTGCAGGTGGTCAAGAAGTCTACGCAATCTCACAAATAATTGAAAAACTAAACGAAGTTATAGAAAAACTAAATGACCTAGACAATGACTGTCTAAAGCAGGTCTGAGGTTAACTGATAGAGAGTAAATAACTATGAAGAAAGAAGAAAAAAAGCATAAACATAATTTCAATGATTACTTGGGCTTTCCATATGGACACAAATAAAAACACAGATTACAGAGACTTTGAGCCATACGGAGAAATCTACGGAGACACAGGAGACTATTGTACGGAAAAAGACGGAGACGGAATATGTGGAGGAATATTAAAAGAGTCTTATGTTTCTAATCAATGGGGATACTGGAAGGAATGGACATGCGGTAAATGCGAAGCAACTTGGAGTGAATAATATGAAATACTTATTTTTTATCTTTTCTTTAAAACTAGCTAGTATGTCAGTAATTATCTGGCAACATTCGGCAACATTAAAAATATGAAAGAAGTAACACTTAAAAATGTAATTGAAGAATTAATGAAAGCGGATGAAAATTATGCAGTAGCTCAAACTAAACTGTTTCCCTTAGAAATGAAATATCAATTAAGGCTTGATGAACTTCAATTATCATCTCAACGAGCAAATCAATTCCAACGAGAAGCAGAATCAAGGTCAATTCTTATGCAAGAACCGCTTTATGCAGACTATTGGGAAGCAAAGCTTAATGCAAGACTAGCTGGAACACGTTTAGAAACACTCAGGGAAGTCTCTAAAGCCTTACGCAATCTAGCGTACAACGAAACATGACACATAAACACGAATATAATTTAACAGGATACGAAGAAAGAACAATGTGGGTAGCAATCTACCATTGTAAGATTTGTTTTAAGGAAAAGACTTATGTTTTTGAAAGCGGAAGAAAGCCAATGAGTGCAAAAGGTGTAGAAGTAAATGTTAAAAATAGTATATTTTAAAATGAACAAATTACTGATTAGATTATTACTTTGGTTATTAGTACGAAATGGTTCATTAACTAAAAAAGAACATAAAATAATTAAACATAAACTTTAGAGGAGTTAGCCTATGAACCACTCACAACAAAGGAATACAAAGAGGAAGAAATGCAAATATCAACACACAACCGAATACTTAATAAAAAAGTATATGAATAATGCCTATGAAGATATGGCAAACAGAATGGATAATGCAATCTTTGGCTGGAATAAAAATGCTTTAATGTATGGCAGAGGAGAAATGCGTGTTAAATGGGATAGATGGTATTACTTAAAGGAAAAAATTAAAAACTTTATTAAAAAGATAAGAATAGGATTAGCTGAATTTATAGGTGGAGATGATTTACACGAAAATTGTTATGAATAAAACAGACGAAATACTAATAAAAGCAATAGAGGAAATAACAGATAGAATAATGACAACTGGAAGCATAATCGGAGTTGAATATTATAAAAAACACTCCTTAGCTTGGAAAACAGAGAGGAAAATATTTACGGAACGATTAGTAGCTCTTATTACTAAAGCAAGGCTTGATATTGCTAGACAAATATCAGATATTTTATTTGAATTAGGAGTAGTCTTTGAAGGAGATTTAGCAAGTGTTAAAGATTGGAAGAAGGCTATGAATAGAATTAAAAAGGAAGCAAGGCTTGAGGAAAGACAGGAAGCCCTTGATGTCTATAGAGGTAAATTGATAAAGGAAATTAAAAAATGGAAGAAATTAGAACCTGATGGAGAATATTATTTTAGCATAGCTGAAACCATAATAACGGAAACAAAATGATACAGTTTGTTATAAAGCACATCAGATATTGGTCTAGTTTGATATAGATAATAATTTGACAAACCAAAGCGATTAGGATATAATATAAATATGAAAACATTTATTTGTAAAGATTGTAAAAAGAAAATAAGCCTTAAGGCGATTGCTAAAGAAAGACAAAAAGACGGAAGTTATAAATTACTTTATGAGGGAGATACACATAGATGTGAACCAATGTTAGGTAATGGTATTAAGATAGTTTTACCAATATGAATAAACACGCACAAGCATTAGGAAGACTAGGTGGTAAGGTAAAGTCAGAAGCCAAAATAAAAGCCGTTAGGGAGAATGGTAAAAAAGGTGGCAGACCTAAGTTAGCTACCAACACTTTAGAGGTTAAAGAGGAGGGTAAAAGCTAATATGAAAAACTTATTAAAAGAAACAATAGAAGAATTAAAAAATAATGGAAAAACCTATAAAGATGTTTTGTGGGTAGGAAGTAAGAATGGGTATTCTACTTGGGATGATTTTGAAAAAGTTGCTAACATTGAATACGATAATGGATATGGGGGAAATGAAATTGCTATGGATTTATGGATAGTTGGTAAAGATTTTTGGTTAGAAAGACACGAATACGATGGTTCTGAATGGTGGGAGTTTAAAAGTATACCTATTAAACCTAAAGCAAAAAGAAAATTAAAGAGTGTTCTAAATAATAATTATGACGATAAAGTAGAGTTTTAGACTCAAGGGGGTAATGTTTATGGCATACGCAAAAGTTAAACATAACTTTGAAAATGTGATAAAGCTAAAAATGGTAGGTAGAGAAATGGTTACTCAATATTCAGTTAATCCCGATAGATGTATTATTTGCGGAAAAGAAAGAAAAAATCACGATAAAGTTAATTTAAATAGTTTTTAGGGGGTAATGTTTATGAAAGATTTAAGAGAAGAAATTACAAAAATACTAGATAACCATTCAGAATACGCAGAGTTAAAAAGCGACCCTGTTCCTGATTTACGAGCCCTATTCAACTCTAACTTAAAGGAGGAGAAGTGAGATATGTTAGTCTATTTGCAGGAATTGGAGGCTTTGACTTAGCTCTTAATAGGCTCGGACACAAGTGCGTTTACGCAAACGATTTTGATAAGTATTGCAAAATAATATATGACAAACATTTTAAAAACAAACTTGATTGCAGACCAATCCAAGAAGTTAAAGAAAAAGAAATCCCAAGCTGTGATTTACTTGTTGGAGGCTTTCCTTGCCAATCCTTTAGCTATGCTGGTAAAAGAATGGGTATTAGGGACACCCGTGGGACATTATTCTTTGAAGTCGCTAGAATTATCAACTACAAAAAACCCAAATATCTTTTACTTGAAAATGTTAAAGGGTTACTTACTGATGACAATGGACGGACTTTCCAAACAATACTTAAAATTCTTACCGACTTGGGGTATCTCGTGGAATGGAAAGTGCTTAACTCTCGCTTCTTCGGGCTACCTCAAAACCGTGAAAGAGTCTTCATTATCGGAACTTATATCGGGAGCAACAAGAACCCCACTCCGCTACTTAAAGAGAAATCAAAAGAACATAGTGGGAGATTACGCCTTTACGATTGATGTAGGGAATACGGGGGGAGTTTTAGTAAATGGAATTAAAAGAAAACTTACGAATGAAGAAAAAGAGATATTACAAGGTTTTCCAAAAGGATGGACAAATGGCGTTAGTGAAAGCCAAAGGAATAAAATGTTGGGAAATGCAGTAACAGTAAATGTAGTAATGGAGGTAGCCAGAACTCTGGAGAAATAATATGTTAAGAGATATTGTTAAAAATTACTGTTTTAAAAACCAATCAGATGGACATTGGCAATTTAGAAAAGGAGCAAAACCCTTAAATTTAATTAAAGACCTTGAAGCTCTATTCAACTCTAACTTAAAGGAGGAGAGGGTATGAAAAAACAATACGAACCAGAATTAGGACAAATGATATTTGGACAACCAACGCAAGTTTATGATTGCCCAGAATATATTGAAAGTCTATTAAGAGGTATATCCAGCGAGCTAGAACGGGTAATGTGGAATAATAAAAAACAATACAATAGTCCTATGGATAACACAGGAGAACAATTTAAGAATGATACTTTTGAAGTTAATGCTTATTCTTGGAATGACGAAGAAGAACAGCCTTACAATTTTAAATATAAGGATATAGAAATATCTTGGTATAAATATTTAGGTAGGGGAATGAGTATAAATAAGCCCATAACCGAAAAACAGGCAGTAAAAATGTTTGATGAATGTATTAAAAGTATTAGAAAAATGGAGAAACCATTATGACAGACGAAATACTAATAAAAGAAGAAATATGATAATAGGTAGATTTAATTTTCAATTAGTTTTGATAGAGGATTTTAACCGAGTATTATTCGGAATAGAATTTGTTAAAGCAAAGGAATTTGATTATGTATTGTTTAGTATAGGCTTTGGGGGATTGGTGGTGGGGTATAAATGACAACAACGCAACCAGATTGGATGCTTAAACTAGAAGATATTTGGGATAGAAAAGATACAGCAGGTTTTTATGAATTATCTGATTTATTCAACTCTAACTTAAAGGAGCAGAGGGAAGGGATAATAGAATTACTTTGGAGCTTACATCACAATGAAGATGACGAAGAAGATAAAGCTTGGAATGGTGCGTTAGATTTGGCTATATTTAGACAAAAAACAAAATGAAAACTGAAACTACCAATAAAAAGATAAGAGAAATAATTTATAATGCAGTTGTTAATGAGAAGTTTCAATATAATGACTTTGAACTTATTGTAAGTGAACTAACTGCCCTTCTCTCCCAAACCATCTCAGACACAAGAAGAGAGGTATTGTTAGAGTTTGCAAAAGAGTTAGAAGAATACATACCAACTTTTAAAAAAGGAGCAAAACTTACGAAAGAAGAAAGAATAGCTGAAATATGTTTTTATCATTTTAGAACGAATATCAAAAGTGTCTTATCCAAACTACAAAAGATTAAGGGGAAAGAATGAGTTGGTTCGGAGATAATAAAAGACATAGTGAAGCGTGGTTTGCTTCTAATAAAAATAGAGCAAAAGAACCAATCAGTCGGCAAATGAAATGGAGAAAAAGTAACTATAAAAAATATTTAGAATATAATAAAAAATATAATAAGAGTTTTGTTAACCCTATAACCTAAACTAATATGTTAAAAAAGAAATGTATTTGTGAAAAATTTGGAAGAACAATAATTGTCCGAAGACTTAACTGTCCTTTTCCACACAGAAATAGAATAGTTGTGCCTAAGAGAGCAAGGAAGATATTACCTTTTCAAAAGAAACTGATTAAAAAGTATGCAGGAAGACCATTAATAGTCAATCTTAAAGGAATAGAAAAGCATCACGACTGGGGAGAGGAAGATAAGCCCGATAAAGCAACTTGTCGCAGGAGTGCCACCTTATAGGTGGGCGTAATTAAAATCTACTACTTTTCTACAGGTTTGTCAAGTCCTTTTCTTTCTTCCTTATATTCTTTATACTCCCTGTCTAATTGTTCTCCGAAAGCTATATCGTGTCCGTCGGGTTCTCCAGGATAACACAATTCAGGCTTGTCGGGTTCATGTTTTCCGAAAGTAGGTTTTTTTAACCATTCTACATAGGGTAAAATCATTTCTAAATCAAATTTGGCTCTTTCTAGTTTATTCATAGCTTATTTTCTACCCTTTCATTTCAGCCCGACCTGCGGTCATTAGCGAGTGTTGTTGCCATAGGGTAAAATGGGAAACAAGATACCCCCTGTGCAACTCAAGGGTACAGGTCATCTTTCAAATATAATTCCTGATTTTGTTGTTTCTTCACGATAAATCAAGGCTAACATAAATTGCTGCGCATCAACCGAATGCTTAAATCCCATCATTTTATGTTCATTGGGCCATAAGAGAACAGTTAGACCTGGCTGTCCTGCCCTTCTGCCAATTCCTTGCTGTCTAGGCCATGGTTCTCCCTCTTTATATGTTCCGCCGATTGCGGCTATTCTTTCCTTGCCACCTCTTTCAAAGATATTCATCTCGCTTTGGTGGGTATGGGCTAGAAACGAAATATCCGCATCTGGATACTCATATTCTAAAAAGCGTTTGTTAGCATTAGTGGGATTGAGTTTGCTTACCCCCCAATATTTATGGGACATTGCAAGGTCGTATTTCTCTTTACCCACATGAACTATCAGTTCTCCGCCAGCAGTGAAAATTGGTATCTTCTTACCTAACTGCCTAGACCAAGTTTCCAGCCAATCATAACCAGTTATAAAAGTGAAGTTATTGTGGTTGCCGTAACTCATCGCTCCCAATTTACCTATTTTGGCCAAATGTCCTAATTTATCTATTAAAGCAACTGTTTGCAGTTGAGGAGGTAAAGGGTCTTCATAAGTTCCAGTAGCCGCCTTACCCGCTACAATAAAATTATCTACATCATCTCCATTAGTGACCATTCCGAAGTTGGGAGTATCTTCAACAATTCCTAAATGTTGGTCTAATAAATCGTAATTGGTATAAATTGAACCGTAGTGGATATCTGTAAAAAGTCCTACCGCAAATGGGAGGTTAGGATATTCAAGTTTAGGTCGCCAATCTGCTTTATCAACACCGACAAGAGTTTCCCGATTGAAGCGTTGTGCACGCCTCAATAATTCTGTGGCTTCATCGTAAATTGGCGTTTCTTTGCTCATGTTTTTTGGGTGCTACATAGACATCGTGAACAAAATCTAAACCTGAATATCTACTAAGTCCAGTTTGCTGTTCGGAAATGGCAGCTTCAAACCTTCTTTGATGACACCGCATCGAAGGATGCTTACTAGTATCGTGTTTAGGTATGATGAATTTTTCTACTCCCATTATTTATTTAAAGCTGACCTAAATCCTACGACTGTCCCTGCTGCCAAGAGATAATTTATGAATGTATTCGGGTCAATCTTACCTAAGAATAGACCTACTAAAGCCCAAACTACCGTCAATCCTGCCATGATATAGGTTTTCTTGCCTGAAAGTAATTGAATAATTTTCATTTTTTCACCCACTCTCTGACTTTTTCCATAAAAGTCTTATGATGCTTACGAGCAAACTTCATTAATCTTTTTTGATGCCTCATTAATGATTTTGTAATCGAGCTATCCATTACTTAAATAGTCCTTTCTTTTTTTTAACGGCTTCTGATACAGCCTCCGAAACCAAGTCGGGCATAGGACTTAAATGTTCATCAACTTTATTCATTACTTTCTTTTGACTGTCGGCTATTTCGTCCCTAGCACCTTCTATTTTTGCCTCGACTGTTTTTAATCTTTCATCTACATTGTTAATTGTTCTTCTGTCTTCAGACCATTCCTCAAACCGTCTGTCCATACTAATCTGCATGGTATCTAAACGTTTAATGATATTGTTGTATTGAGCAGTAGTTATTTGTGTTTGTTCTTCATCCATAATTTTAAGAAATTGATTAATCTATCTAACCAACTTAATTTAGGAGGAATAACTATCGGAGGGGTTGTCGGGGTTGGAACGGAAGTTGTTGAACCCGTTACAGAAGGTGTGGAAGAAGTCGTAGAAGCCGTCTGAACTGGCACTACGATAGGTACTGTAGACGCTGTAGTTACGCTGGGAGGGTTTTGAGGCACAGACGGAGGAGTTGGAACTATTTCCCAAGTCTTTCCGTCTACGCTTTTATAATGAACTCCGTTTACCATTACATCCTGATTGACTACGTTAGGTTTGTAGCCTACTTCTAAATCTAAGCCTGTTAGGGGTTCTGGTTTAGGAGGCTCGGGTTGTTTAAATCTCAACCAGCCTAATACTCCGTTATATGAATGGTTTTGAATATGCGGAAGTGAACCCGTAGGCCAGTTTGCATCAAATGAATTAAATCTATTAGTATCCCCATCTACAAATATACAAACGTGTCCATAAGCTCCGATTAAAGTACCGAAGAATATAATATCACCATTTTGAGGTATATTATCAGGAGTATTATCAATTTTAGTAAAATATTGTGGGAAGTTATTTGTATAGGCTTGATAAGCTGCGGGAGCGGCTAAAACTTTAGCATCGGTAATTCCCAAGACTTCATAGATATATTGGTGCATCAAATCCATACATTGATTTGGATATACACCATCGAAGTCTACAGGTTGACCCGTCCATTTTGCTTGAAATTCAGCAAATGTCATATTAAACTAGCCTTAAAATTAAAAGTACTACTAAAACTATGACTATAACTCCTACAATTCCCATATTTACTCCTTTCTATACTATACACCTTTACCCGAATAACTTAAACATTATTGTTAATATTGCAATTATCGTCATAACTATTCCAAAAGCATATCCCCATCCTTGAGTTATACCTAATTTAGTTCCTTGATTAATTGATTGAACAAGTCTTAAAGCCTCTAATCCATTTGAATTTATATCTATTTTATCGTTTATTCCTTTTAGCGTAATTTCCATTTCTGCTCTAGGAATAAAGGTTCTTTGTTGGTCTTGCAAGGTAGCTCTAAATTCATTAACTGAGTCAAATCTTTTCTCCGTTGCTGTTTCTGCTTTAGTATTTGCTCTATCGGCTGAGGCTAAAGCTGCTGAGGTAGCCTGACTTACATTATCAAATCTCTGATTATAATTTTTATCATTAGCATCAATTAGGGTTTGGAGAACCTTAAATTGAGCATTAAAAAGGTCTCTTAAATCTGTTCCGTCTTGATGACCAAAATTTGTATCTCCGTTTGTTCCGTTGCTCATAGTTTTACTCTAGTTTTTTTTTAATATCATTAACGGCATCAGTTAGATTGTCTAACTTTGTGTTGATAATCGCTATGTTTATTTCGTCTGAATTTTTCTTTGTCATTGTACATATCTACATAAAAAATGGGAAAAAACTTCCGCTAGGAGCTACTGTTAAATATCTAACTAAAACTAACCCTGTTCCCCCCGCTCCCCCCGCTCCCCCCGCAGAACCTCCTCCTCCCCCCCCGCTACCAGTATTTGCTGACCCAGCTGTTCCCCCCGCTCCCCCACCTGGCCCTCCACCTGTTCCGCCTCCACCATTTCCCCCCGCTCCTCCGTTTGCAGGTAGTTCGCTATATCCTCCTCCTCCACCACCAGCGGCTATATAATAAGTCCCACTTACATTAACACCCGCACTAGCAGCGGCAAGTAAAGCTGAGTATGTGCTTACACCGTCTCCTCCTTTAGTTCCCGTAGCTCCTGAAGTCCAATCAGTTCCCTGTTGAGCAGAACCTCCACCCCCAGCTGCTCCAGTTGACCCACCTGTAGTGGTGTTCCCTCCCCTAAATCCAGCAGTGGCAGAACCTCCTGCTCCCTGACCTGTTGCAAATCTTCCTGCTCCTCCTCCAGATGCACCATCTCCTCCCTTGTTATTAGCTCCTCCTCCAGTTCCGCCAGTAGCAGCAGTAGTAGTTCCAAAAGCCGAAGCCTGAGTAGAACCTCCGATAGTAACAGTAACTCCAGTTGAAGGAGTAACGGCTTTAGTGGCATCATAAACAACAGCTGCTGCTCCTCCGCCTCCACCGATATTATTTCCCCCTAGTCCTCCACCACCCACCACTAAAATTTGAACCGAACTTAAAGTTGCATCAGGAGTAAAAGTTCCACTTGCAGTAAACTTGTGGATTGTATAGTCTCCATCTGTATATGTATTATTTCCCCCTGCTGCTCTTGCCATAATTTATGCACTAGCAACACATCTCCACTTGCTAGTATCCGCCCTTTCTGCTATAATAGCTTCATGTCTAATCAAACTTCTTTTAAGAAAGGCCATGCCGTTCCTGACGAATGGAAAAAAGCTGTTTCTCTTGCTCGCATGGGTAATATCCCTTGGAATAAAGGAACAAAGGGTATTATGAAAGCGTGGAATAAGGGAAAACCTATGACTTGGAATGCGGGAAAAAGATTTGAAAAAGGAATGACTCCTTGGAATAAGGGACTTGGTACTAAATGTTCTGCTTACGAAATTATTAAAAATTCTATTGAATATAAAACATGGAGAACAGCGGTTTTTGAAAGAGATAATTATACTTGTCAGATGTGTTTTAAGAGAGGTGGTGAACTTAATGCAGACCATATCAAAAGACAATCCGATTATCCCGAATTGCGTTTTGATATTCATAATGGTAGAACTCTTTGTCATAGTTGTCATTTGAAAACTCCTACATTCGGTAATAGACCTAAGCAGATGCAACACACCTCCACTTAGAATTATCAGAACGCCATACGAAGCCAATATCAAGTCTAGCGGTGGTAACTGTGGTAGTAGGTAGAGCTACTCCAGCAGAGGCTTCAAATTGAGTATCATAAGTCAAAGCTCTTGCTCCTGTTCCTGTTACCATTAGCCAAAGAGTTTGTCCGTCAGTTGGAGTTCCTGAAGGATTGTTGAACTTTAAATCTCCCGCCTGAGCTGTGACAATAAATCTATCAGTAGTGTCACAGTTTAATGAAGTTCCTGTATTGGTTGTATAAGAAGTTGCAGAGACAATACGGGGGGTTACTCGTTTGTTAGTAAGGGTTTGAGTTGCTGTGGTTTTAACGATAGTTGCTGCATGAGTTCCATCCTGTCCATGTTCTACAAGTCCCCAAGTTACTGCGTCTGCCCAAATTTTAGCTGACCATAGAACTTCGACTACTGCTCCAGCATTATGAGCTTGAGCTGTACCTTCCTGACCTCTAAGACAATTAACTAAACTTGTTCCAGACACAACTCCAGTAGTTGTTTCTTCAAGATTCGGGGTTGCTGTTCCATTAGCATCAACTCTATCAATAACTATTGTAACTGCTGTATCTGTTGGAAGATTAGTAACAGACGCTAGAGGAATAGTTTGAGTTGTTCCATCATTAACTCCACCTGCTCCGATTTGTCCTACCCATCTTTTTGCTACCTTGCGTAGTTGATCTGTATATAAAGCTGGCATAAAAAAAGACGACCTTAAACTAGGCCGTCTGGCTCGTCACTCTTACGAGTAAAGACTTAATAATAATATCTCTTTCAAACATAAATGTCAACCTGAAATCCAATTACTCGGAATCCTTCTCGGAATTATTCTACCTTTAGTCTGTATAGTATTCAATGTCCATGAAGTATCAGCCGCAGTTGAATAAACTTTATATTGTATTGCATATAGCTTAGTTTTTCTCCTGATAGCTTTCTTAGTAATAGATTGAGTGAAGGTCTTAGGTGTTGCCGTAAAATAAACTGTCCAAACACTTGTTATCTTTTTAGTATTATCGTTTGTTGAGGTCGCAAAGAAATCTCCAACCAAATCACTTCCAATACCCGTATTTGAACCAAAATTAGTAATCGTCTTAGTGGCAATAGTCGCAAAATTACTATCCTTTCCAATTCCTAAAACTTGGAAATTAATTACTCCTTGTGGCCTACCAAGCTCTACGATTGAAGCTATATGGGAAAGAATATCAGTTTTATCTGCTGAAACTGGAAGAAGTGGAGAAACATAAGACTGATTAAAAGCTACGCCACTATCATTGAGATAACTTTGGGAAAGTTCCACCAATTTAGTTCCAGATGTCGGAATATATAAAAGATGTGTTACTCCTGTTGAATCAGTATATTCAAAAAACTGTTTAGCTCCGATTGACCAATCAACTGCCCAATTTCCCAATTCTTCATTAAAAACAATCATTCTGTCGTTTCCACTTGAACCCGTAGGTACTGAGATGAAGATTTTAGCATCATAGAAGTATGAGCAGATTCCTGCTATTTTACTTCCAACAAAACTTCTCCAATAAGGCCTGATGTTACTGGACAATTCATTAGTTCTAAGAATACCATAATAATTAGCCTGTGAACCAAGCGAGAACCAACCCTTACGATTCGGATAACAAAGATTATTTGTAGACTGAACTACACCCGAAAGTGATTCTGCTCCGAATGAACCGACTACTTTAGAAGCTGAAGGAATTGAAAAGGTAGCACTTCCTACAGTAGCACTTATAATGTCTATCTGCCAAACTGAACCCTGACCATTAGAAGTCTTGCAGAGTACAGTTGCTCTACCCATACCTGTACCTGTTTGATAGTGTTTGACTGAGATAGGAATTTCTTTTCCACCTCTTTCAAGATTAATCCATCCTCCACCGAAGAAATCACTAAAAGCTCCAATCTGTCTTCCCGTACCAGAAAAATAAACCTTATACATATCAGTAGAATCATTAGTAGCCCAGATACGATTATTGGAAGTACACATAGATTTAAATAAAGGTGCAGTTGTGGTATTTCCATAAGGTACTTGTACATAAGGATTAATTACAAGACTCCCATTGTCGGTAAATGAAAGAGCTGTCAGCGAGGTTAAAAGTGCTTCATATCCCTTAGTATCTGAGATATAAAGCTGATATTGAGTTGCACCAGCAACAGTGCTCCAACTCCAAGTAACTCCTTTATCAACTGCTATATCCCAATCATCTCTTAATTTATTCGTAGTTATTGAAGCCTCAGTAGAACCTACTGTTTCACCAACTTGATTCAAAGCTGTTACCTGTCCATAGTAGGTATAAACTCCCGAACTAAGTCCTGAAGCAACTAGAGAAGCACTTAATCCTGCTGGAGCTGATAATGAGGCATATTGAGTTAAAGAAGTCCCGTCGTATCTGGTAAGAGGGTCTGTACCATTAGCAATATAAAGGTAATTGTGATAAGTATTTGAGGTATCATAACCACCCATCTGCATAAAATAACACTGTACTCCTGCCGTAAAAGAAGCTCCAGTAAGTGCAGTTAAAGCTCCACCATCAGTTGATTTATAAGCTATACCATTAGCAATGGTAATTAATTCGGAAGTCCCATCTACTTTAATAAATTCTGAAGCCCCATTTGGATTATAACCGTAATCTACACCATAATTCTGTGTTCCCCAGCGTGTCTTCCATAGACCATTCTGAACTTGCATTAGATTATTGGATTGAACTGCAAACTTAGAAGGCATTCTGGCTTCATCTATAAGGTTATTACTACCTCCTGCGAAGTCGTTGATAGTGATATTAACACTTTTTGCTGTATTTACTCTACCTGTGGGTATACGAGCCATAATTAACTTTAGCCAGTTGGATAATTTCCATTTAAGCCAAAGCCAGAGCCAATGGGGTTTTTTGTATCGTTGGACTGGAAATCGGCTGTCATAAAGTTCTGTGTCTTCATGGCTTCCATATTCCCGTTTGCGAGGGCTGCTGCTGAAATATCACCTTCCTCTTTCTTAAGTTCGGAGAGAGCATAATAAACTGCATACATTGGACTAGACATTTCAAGAACATCTGCTCCTGCGGAAACGGCTGTTGCATGAGCATAATAGTTATAGGAGATAGTCTGTCCTGCGGAGATGCTTAAATTAGGATTAAACTCAAGCGTAGAAGTAGTAAAGTAACACCACTTACCAATATCATTAGGATAAAGTCCTACTTCTTCAATTCTGATTACTTTATAAGGAGTTCTATTCGTTCCGTCTCCTAACCAGACATAAGCCGAATTAGGGAAATTAAAGTTAGTGGGTAAAGCATAAGAAGTAGTAGTTGTAGTTACTTTATCCCCATCTGATGCAGCAGCTAGGGTTTTGAATAATTCTTTCCACATCATTCCTTCTTCACCTTCCCAGTTGTCCACGGCGATATTTATAAGATCAGTCCAGATAAGATAATCTTCCTCACCTGCATTTGGAGGAGTCGAACTTGAATTATAGAGTGTATTTAGATGTTTAACGCAATCTGTTAAATTCTTACAAACTTGTGCCATAAAAATAGACTCATTTCAGAGTCCGCTTCTCCCACTTGGAGATATTGGTACTCTTACTCTACACCTTTTTCATTAAACCGTCAAGATAGGTGTCTTTCTCTTTCTTCTTGGAATACCTATTCCAGCTACTTTTCTGATTGCTCTTTGAGAACTTCCTGCCGTTGCCAACCATACTCTAGGAGCAGAGACTTTAAAGTTCTTAGAGGCTATTCTTTGGTTTCCTTTGATAGTGGCTGCTTTAGCAACTCTGAGAGTAGGAGCTTTTGCTGCTTTAGAGACTTTGAATGCTTTAATCTTAGCTGAACTTAACTTAATTGCTTTGGTAGTAGATTTTACTACTGGAGCAGAAGCAATAGTAACCTTCTTAGCACTTCCTGTTCCTGTGGTCATCTTAGCCAGTTTCTCAAGTTCTGCTTCTGCTGTAGCAGCATCAATCTTTTGAGCTTTAAATAAAGCCACTATATCATTTGCTCTAGTAGTAAGAGATGAGTTGTAAGCCGTAACCAGTTTTTTATCTAATTCTGTATTTCCTGTCATAGCAGGTTGAACAATAGGCTTACTTAAATCTATCGTCTTAACAGCTCCCGTATCTGGATTAATAATCGTAAATATCTTAGTACCACTGGAGATTGTTGGAGGATTTCCAGTTATTCCAGTAGGTGCAGGATTATTCATATCAATAGTTCCTTTGATAAGTTTTCTATCTGCTGTAATTACTGAACTAACTGCGTTGGATTTATCCTCATCTGAGAGTGCTTTATAATCAGGATTTTGGAATAATTGATTTAGATTCTGACTAATTCTTCCACCACTTTGAGTATTTAAAGTAGCTAACTGTTGAGGAGTTAAATCCTGTTTTACACCATTTATTGTTTCACCTTTTGCTGCAAGTGGAGCAAAAGAAACAGGATTTCCACTATCAGTCAACCTTTGTAACTCATTAGTAAGTGGAGTTGATCTATCTACAGACCCGTAAAATGGGTCAATAAGACTACCAATTACTCCTTCAGCTCTTGGTACTGGATTTCCGAATATATCCTGTTGAATTTGATTATTTTCTCTTAAACCTGGTATTTTATTTGTAATTGCCTCCAAAGCATTATTTGATTGTCTTTGAAGTGGGTCAGTAGCACTAGCAATATGTCCAATAAGTGTAGGAACAACTGAGCTAGCCATACTCTTTGTAAAACTACTAATCTTAGAACCTTGTGGACTAGTTATTATAGCTGCGATTGAACTTAACTCCTGAACATAAGGTGTATTAGCTAAAACGCTAACAGCTCCTCCTGCTCCACTTTGAACTGCACCTATAATTCCATTTTGCTTAAATCCTTCATATAAATGTGCTCCAGTAACAAGTTGATCTCCAATAGGGCCAAGTGAAGATAAAGCATACGATTTTCCTCCTACGTCTATTGAATTTTCAATCCAACCGTTTGCTTTCCAAATAGCTTGTTCACTAGGTGTTGTAGGATAATCTAAATGCATCATTCCTGCTGCTCCTAGAGCTGCTCCTATTGCATAAGTTCCAGTACCTATTGTTACTCTACCTAAACCTTGAGAGAAAGCTCTTTGAGCTTGAACATCAAATCCTTCACTACTTTTTATAGCTTTAATTGCATCTATAACTGTTTTAACTGCTCCAATAGGTGAATAATCAACTACTTTCATTGCTATCGAAGATGGGATTTGGGTAAATGGAACAATAATTCTACCTGCTCCACCACCAGATTGTGCAAGTTTAGAAGCTATACTACCTAGTTGAGTTTTATTCTGGAAAGTAGCATATTCGGCTTCAGCTAAAGCTCTTGCTTGTGCTTTTGCAGGGGGATTAGCCACAAAGTCTTTAACAAAGGCTTCTTTAGCTGTACCCGATAATCCTTGATTTCCTGCTTCGGTTAAAGCTTGGTCATATAATGAATTAAGATGAGTTGACCCAAAGAAAGGTTTATAAAGCGAGCCATGTAATCTCTGCACTCCATCTACATAAGCTTGTGCTACTTTACCAAAGAATGAATTACCATAATTAACCTGCTGAGTAAAGTCTTTTGCAAACCCACCAGAATTAGGGGCATTATATCCATGAACCAGATTATCAACCATCGCACTTATTCCATTCCTTGCTCCTTCTATTGAACCCCTTCCAGTTAAGCTAACGCCTCTTTTACCAGTCCAAAGATATTTAATTGCTATATCAACTGCTGTTGCTGGGATTTTACTTACTCCTTCTAAACCTGTCATACCAAAAGCTGCATGAGAAGTAACTATTTTTCCTACTGTTTTCGCTCCAGTTAAAAGTCCAGCTCTCCAGAAGCTAACAACTTTATTTAAAACAGTAGAAGGAATTAACTGCCCTAATTCTTTTTGTAAACCTTGCATAGCCATATCTTTAGCTTTAGGATCAGTTAAGGATTGAATACTTCTAGCTTTATCCACGAAGTATTGATATTGTTCTGTAGTTAAGCCTGGTATATTTGCTCCCTTAGCTCTTGCAGCATCAACAATACCCATAGCTGTCTTTCCTACTAACTCAGGAGATAATTTATTCCATAAACTATAAATTTGACTTCCTTGCCCTGCATTTAAAGCCTGTACAGCTTTTGTAACCATAAGTTGTCTTGCCATTTCTGGTTGTCCTGCTAATTCATACTTATTAGCCAAAAGTACAGCAACAGTATTTTCCACAGGGCCATGCTTAGAAATAGCAATTCCATAAGCATTAGGGTCAGTATTGATTATCTTTTGAGCTTCCGCTATTGATTCTTGATTAGGTGCAATATCATAGCCTCCTGCTATACTAGTTTTAAGTTCTGGTGTCGTTTTAGGAGATTCTTTAATCGTACTTACTAAACCTAGTTCTTTACTTCCTAGTGGGATAGTTGCTGGATTACCTTTAATCCCAAGATTCTTTGCTACTTGTTTAGCTTCTGTTGGTGCTAAATTATTTACTCCTGCATCTGGAACACTAACCTTTTCACCTTTTCGTATATCATTAACTCCTAAACCTATTGAAGTTGGAGCATTAGCCAATACATTACTTTTGGCAGCAGAAATAAAGTTAGCTAATTTAACAGCTTGTTGAACATAAGGATCAGTTATTTTATTTAAATCTTGGCCTTTTAATTTATCTACCCATAACATTCTTTCTTCTGGAGAAAAAGTTTTAGTTATATCTCTTACCAAGGGACTTGCAGATAAATTTTGATCAAATTCTGTTAGTGCTTTGTCAAATAATTGAGCATTTACCTTTCCACTAGAAGGTCCACCTATCATTCCTGCTGTTAAATTAGATACTCCACTTTGATTAAGAGATAATATTTGCATAGGTTTACCTGCTACCTGAATAGTCTTTGGGCTAAAACTTTGTCCTAGTGTCTGATTTAAAGAAGGAATAATCTGATTCCAATTATCCTTCACTATCTGTGCAATAGGAGAGGACTGTAAATTAGGCAAAGTAGTATTAACCGCTTGACCGATCGTAGGAGAAGGCATTTTAAACGGAGTGGGATTATTTAAGATAGGTTGATTGCTTATAAAATTACCTATATTACTTGCCGCCTGTTGTATCTGTTGAGGTGCTTGAGTTATCTGTTGAGCCATTTGAGGATTTGCTTGTCCCCAGTTTTGAATATCCTGTTGAACAGGTTTAACTATATTATTCTGAAAAGCGTTACCTGCCTGTTGAAAGAGGCTGTTAGCGAAGTTTCCTAGGTCTTGTAAAGTTGCCATATTTCATATTCTATCCGATTATATTTCCATTAGCATCTCTTTTAACTGTTGATGTAGTTTGTGGAGCAAATACTGAACCTTGAGCTCCTACATTACCTCCTGTTAAAGCTATTGATCCCATTGATTGAGGAATAGCTGCGATATTCTGTTGTAATTGTCCTACATTTGAAGCATTATTAGCAGCCCATTGTAAGAGGGCATTATATTGATTTTGGGTATTTTGTTTGACTGCATTAGCAGCAGATAGAGCTTGATTTAAAGCATTAGTAGAAAGCGTTGCTATATCATTTCCTTTACCGATTGCTCCCTGTGCAATCTGAGATTTAATAGTTTCCTGTTGTTGTGCCAACCATTGGGCAATTCCATTAATTTGAGTATCATGGGCGTTCTGTAGAGTATTAAGTTGAGTGCTGACGAAGTTATTAAGGTCTCCCGTCTGTTTGGCTGCCTGTTGCTGAATAGCAAATCCATATTGATTAGAGGCTGAAGAATCTCCTGCTCCCATACTTCCTAGATAATTATTCCCTGCTTGAAAAGCATTCCTTGTAGTATTGGCTATATCTCTTAGTGAAGTAGCTTTCTGGGCATTAATTGTCTGTTGATCTTGAGTAAGAGCAGTATTGGCAATTCCCTGTTGAGCTGTAGCCTGAGAAGGAAGATAATTATTTTGAATATCCCCTAATTGATTGATAAAATCATCCCAAGCTGATGAAATTCCTGCTTTGATTGAAGCATAGGGATCAGATGGTTGATTATCAGGAACTCCAGCGGCATTTGTTCCGCTTCCTGGCATACCATTAGCTGGTTTTGGAGTTGGAGTTGGTTGTTGTACTGTTAATCCACC